TTCAGTGCGCTGTGGCTACCTGGGCTTTCCCAAAGCTGCCCGGCGCGGAAGGGAAGCGGTCGACCAGCGTACTGCCGGCCGGCTGGTACGAGATGAGTAATTGGGATAACGACGGCAGGCCGCAGAAGACGTTGGAACGGTGGCGTCGTGACGTTCGCCGTGACCTGGAGCGCCGGGTGGATGATGCGCTAGTGAGTGCGCATGAAATCCTCGCGGGCGAGGGGCTGATTGCAGGTGAGGCGGCATAACGTGGCAGGAATCACCAAAAAGTTTGAACTATTTGGTTTTGTCCTATTGCATCCACTGAGCTTGTGAGCCAATATGGCCCCATCCTGTCGATCTTGCGCGTTAAGGATTGGCAACTAAAGGAATCGCGCATATTCCGAAGCCCCAGCACAGAGCAATCTGGTCGGGGTTTCTTCGTTTCGGGCGGAACCTGGCTGATAAAGGCCTCGCCATCCTGCGCCCATCAAATCCCCGGCCTGCTTGCGATCGGCTACGCGCCACACGCAGCACACTGTGCGACTCGACAACGAGTATCGCCCCGTAGACGTGCGGGGAGTCGGGCTCTATTCAAGTTTCAACCTATTCCGGCCCCACGCCTGCCTCCTAGCTCATAGGCGGATGGCTGCTGCGTGTGAGGCCGGCTTTATACGACACCACCAGGCCAAGGCCGGGAGTGCCCCATGCGACTAACAGGTGTCACCATGTCCGAGCCAGGCCCACTCACCGCGTTTGGCGGTATCGCGCTGTACAAGCTGGGAGCCTTTGGCTTCGTCGCGGTCCTGGCTGCAGTAGTCGTTATGGCAATGACGCTGCCGCGCACCGTTCGCGAGTTCTTCGTTGCCATGGTCAGTACGACCGTATCGAGCATCGGGGGCGGCGCCTTCCTTGTGCGCTGGCTTGACCTTGGCCATTGGGTGAATGACGACCTCGGCATGATTGCGATAGGCGGGATGATCTTCGTCTGTGGCCTGCCAGCATGGGTACTGGTTCGCGCTCTGTTCGCCTGGAGTGAGGCCAAGAAGGATCGCCAGATTACCGAGATCATTGATGCGGTCATCGAGGCTAAGCGGAAGGCGGGCGTATGAGCCGGGCACTGTTTGCGCTGACATGCATCGGCGTCGGCGCTAGCGCGGAGTCGTGCTGGGCGCTGATGGTTGCGCGTATGGCGTACCGAGCATGAAACGCCTCCACGCGTTAGCCCTGATCGCCTACCTATCCGCCTGGATCGCCTGGTTGTGCGTGAGAGAGGCGTGGATGCTGTGGAGGGGTAAGGATGATCAAGGTCACTCTCGAAGGCGCAAAGGCGGCCAGCGAGGCGTTAGCCAAGGCCGATAAGCAGGTCAGGTTCGCAGCAGCAGTGGCCCTCACCCGTACTGCTCAGCTTGCGAAAGGGGCTGTCGAGAAGGAGATGAGGTCTGTCTTCGATCGGCCTACTCGATGGACGCTCAACAGTCTGCGCCTGCTACCAGCCAAGCGAGATCGTCTGGTTGCCCGGGTAGAGATGAAGAACGAGGCGGACAAGTCTGCCCCTGCTACCAAGTGGCTCAACCCTGAGATCGAAGGCGGTCCGCGCCCAGAGAAGGCAAGCGAACGCAATCTGAGACAGAAGGGCGTGCTGCCATCCGGCCGCTTCATCGTGCCAGGCAAAGGAGCCAAGCTCGATCGGTTCGGCAACATGACCAAGGGAGCCATCACTAAGGCTCTCTCAGGAGTGGGTGGGTTCGCAGAGCAAGGCTACAGCGCCAACGCCACAGGCAGTAAGCGCAGTCGAGCCAAGGGTAATGCCAAGCGCTACTTCGTAATGAAGCGAGGGAGCACGCCCATTGGCATTGCAGAGCGCACTAGCCGCAACCGCATGCACATCCTCCTAGCGTTCACTAGGCAGCCCTCATACAGCAGGCGGCTCGACTTCTACGGAATAGGCGACAAGGTGGTTAAGCGCCATCTGGTTGACGAGTTCGAGAAGGCCTATGCCAAGGCAATGCGGACTGCGAGGTGATGACCAGGGGGGAGTGGCATTGGGTCCTCCGGAGGGGGTGGGCCGGTACGGGTAATTCGAGGCCCGACCTTTAGCTTCATACGAACTTTTTCCAGAGCACCCGCTTCCGGTTCCAGGGCGATCAAACATGGCAACTCAAGTCGAAGTCGCATCGCACCTCGATCTGAGCGACAGACAGATCCGCAATCTGGTGTCAGACGGCGTCCTGCCTAGCTCTAAAGGCGCGGGCGGATTGGATATTGATGCTTGCCGCCTGGCTTACATCCGTTATCTGCGGGGCTTAGCTAATGGCCAGGTGCGAGCGGAAGCGCCTGCTGCGGATGATCAATCGGACGCAGACACCGCCAAGCGCCTTGAGCAAGAGCGACTTCGCCTCACTGCTGCCCAGGCGGAAGGGCAGGAACTGAAAAACGACATTACCAAGCGCAAGTCGGTCCCGACCGAGATTGCAACGTTTGTGCTGGCCCGCCTGGCCGCTGAGATCGGCTCGATTCTCGACACGCTGCCGCTGACGCTGAAGCGCCGCCACCCTGATCTTGAGGTTCGCCACATCGAATCGGTACAGCGAGAGCTGGCCAAGGCACGCAACCGGGCGGCGACCCTAGATGAACGCCTGCCTGGATTGCTCAATGAATTTATCGACGCCACAGATTGACGAACTGGCCGGGGCTATTCGTCTCGGCCTGGTTCCGCTGTCGCGCCCGGTGCCAATGACGCCCGTCGAATGGGCTGATGAAAACTTCTACCTGTCCAGCGAATCGTCCTACCAGGAAGGCCGCTGGGAGACGCTGCCGTTCCAAGTCGCCATCCTGAACGCGATGGGCAACGACGAGATCCGCACCGTCAACGTGATCAAGTCGGCTCGCGTCGGCTACTCGAAGATGTTGCTGGCGGCTTCTGCCTATCAGATCGAGCACAAGCGCCGGAACATCCTTCTGCTGCTGCCGACTGATGGCGCCGCGGCTGGGTTCATGAAGGCCCACGTCGAGACGATGATTCGCGACGTGCCGAGCATCTACGCGCTCGCGCCCTGGCACGGCAAGAAACACCGCGACAACACGCTCGACACCAAGCGATTCAGCCACAGCAAGCAGCTCTGGTGCCTTGGCGGCGCGGCGGCGAAGAACTATCGCGAGAAGTCGGTCGACACCATCATCTATGACGAGCTGGCCGCGTTTGAGCCAGACGTCGAGAAGGAAGGCAGCCCGACCTTCCTTGGTGACAAGCGGATTGAAGGGTCGACATTTCCGAAATCGATCCGAGGCAGCACCCCAAAGATCAAAGGCACCTGCCAGATCGAGGCGGCGGCGAGCGAATCGCCCCACTTGTTCCGGCTGCATGTGCCATGCCCTCACTGCCAGGCCGAGCAGTTCCTGAAGTGGGGCGGCAAAGATTGCGCCTTCGGCATCAAGTGGGACCCGGAAGCCCCGGCAAACGCCTGGTACGTCTGTGAGCACAACGGCTGCGTCGTCCAGCAGCACGAAATGCAGGACCAGCACGCTAAAGGCCGCTGGATCTGCGAGAAAACCGGCATCTGGACCCGCGACGGGCTCGACTACTTCAGCGCCGACGGCGAGGTCATCCCGACGCCTGACTCCGTGACCTTCCATATCTGGACGGCATACAGCCCGTTCACGACATGGGGGCGCATCGTTCTGGACTTCTACAAGGCCAAGGACGACCGCAACAAGCTGAAGACCTTCATCAACACCACGCTTGGCGAAACCTTCGACGAAGACGAGGGTGACAAGGTTGAGTGGGAAGCGCTTTACGGTCGCCGCGAGGTGTTCCCGCAGATCCCGGCACGCGCTGTTGCGCTGATGGGCGGCATCGATACCCAGGACGACCGCTACGAGGGCCGAGTATGGGCATTCGGCGCTGGCGAGGAGAAGTGGCTGGTTCATCGCTTCATCCTTCACGGCGACCCGGCCAGTGAAGAGCTGCGCCGCAAGGTGGGGCTTGAACTTCACCGGCAGTTCGCCAGGCCCGACGGCCTGGTGATGAAAGTCGAGCGCTGGTGCTGGGACTCCGGCGGACACTACACCGACGAGGTGTACGCCGAGAGCCGGAAGCATGGCGTGACCTGGGTTATCCCAATCAAGGGTGCGAGCCAGTACGGAAAGCCAATCGCCAACATGCCGCGCACGCGGACCAAGGCGGGCGTTTACCTCACGGAAGTTGGCACGGACAACGCGAAGGAACTGATCTACAGCCGATTGCGCATAGCCATCGACACAGCGCGCAGCCAGGCCGGCGACATGCAGCCCGGCGCGATCCACTTCCCGGCCAATGACGACATTTGCGACGAGTCGGAACTGAAACAGCTAACGGCTGAAACCAAGCGCCTGAAGATCGCGGGCGGTCAGCGCGTTTATCGCTGGGAAGCCAACGGCAAGCGCAACGAGGCGCTGGATTGCCTGGTGTATGCCATGGCCGCCCTGCGGATCAGTCAGCAGCGCTTTGGCCTGAACCTCGACGCCATCGACCCAAGCAACCCGGGCACACAACCGAACGACGAGCGCCCGCGGGTGCAGTCCTCCTACTGGAGAAAGTGATGGCCTTCACTATCGAGCAATACAACACCCTGAAGGAAGCCATCGCAGGCGGCGAACTGATGGTGCGTTACGCCGACCGCAGCGTCACCTATCGGTCGCTTGACGAAATGATTCGCACGCTTCGCCTGATGGAAGGCGACCTGCAGCAACCCACAAGCAACTCCTCTGGCGGTCGCAGCTTCGCATCCTTCTC